ACGAATGAAGTCTGAACGACGACCTTTCTTGCTCGCATATGCTTTTTTGTCTACTCCGACCATGTTTCTCCAGCGTATATATAAACGTTTTCGCAGGTTAAAGCCCATCCCGAAAGCTGCAGCACCAGTCTGATTTCTTGATTATATATCAAAAAATTAATTAGCTAAAGGATTATCGTTAATGTAAAACCCTTGTTCCTTGTTCTTTTTCACTCATAGATAAGTCCAGCATACCTACAACAATAAGATTAGAAAGTTCTGCTTCTTCCTCTGCTTGTTCATAAGTTTCAGCAGTAATTTTTGGACCTTCATATATTTCATTTCCTATTCTAAATTCGGTAAGAAAAATTTTCATTCTTTTTCTCCCTTAAAACTTTTAGAAGAACCACTTGTTCCTGCATAGAGTCCAAACCAAGCTGCGCCTGCACCAACAACAATGGAAATTAATCCTGACTGTTCAAAACTTGGTTCAGCTAAATCCATAAACCAAAAAGTTGTGAAATAAAGTAAATACATATAGATAGACAAAAATACTCTGGGAAATATCCGCCAACTATCAACAGCCTGTGCTACAAAGATAACCTTTTGATAAGGATTGGCTTTAGTTACATCTTCTAAATCCCTGATCTTGTCCTTAAGCGCACCTATTTCTTGCACCATAGCCATAAACTTATTGAGGTCCATCTCAACTTCGTTTCTGTCCATGTCACCGCCGAATCTTCCGCTTGGATAATTTTCATCATTCATTTTTTCACCTATACTGTATAAACATCCAAGGCATCAACTTTGCCTTTAACTTTAATTGTTGCTATTAAGTTTAACTTAAATTTTGTGAATTGCGCGGTATTTTTACCTATTAACAAGTCAACACCTACTTCTTTAGTTGCAGATTCAAGCCTTGCAGCTGTATTCACTGCATCTCCAATGGCTGTATAATCAAAACGTGTTTCACTGCCCATATTACCAATAACAGCTTCACCACTATTTACTCCTATACCAATGGCAATACTGGGTAATTCTTCTTTTTCTAACTCTATGTTTAATTCTTGCATATTAATGAGTATATCTAATGCACAATCAATTGCTTTTGTTTCATGGTCTGATTGATCTAAAGGTGCATTGAATATAGCCATCATTGCATCACCAATGTACTTATCAACCATGCCTTCGTGTTTCTGTACTGCTTTTTGCTGAGCAGTTAAGGCTTTATTCATAATATAAGTGACATCCTCTGGTGGAAGAGACTCGGAAAGAGAGGTAAACCCTCTAACATCTGTGAACAAGAACGTAGCGTATTTCTTTTCGCCCCCTAGTTTCAATAACTCAGGATTGTTTTGCAGTCTTTTTACTTGACGAGGATCAAGGTAGTGTTCAAATTGTTTTTTAATTAGTTGTCTAAGTTTATATTGTTCCCTAAACCTTAAATAGAATGCAACAGTGGCGGTTATAAATTGAGAAATCAAAGTCCATGTGAAGTCTAATAAAACCCCACTAGACTTTATAAAATAAATCTCAGCATAAGCGGTACCAACCATTACCATTAACCCGAAGACTAATCCCCAAGTAATGCCAAACAAATGTAATACAAACCAAACAAGAGACACAGAAACTATAAGCGTAAGCGCTTCTACGGCTCTTGAATAATCAGGGATATAAGGACTGTCTTGTATAAGAATAGATTCAGACAAAGCTGTTTGAATCTTATGGGGTTCTAGCAATCCTTTTGGTGTTGCTAGTTGTGGCATCACGCCTTTGGCTGTAACGCCTATAAATATAAACTTTCCTGCTATGTCAATTTTATTTGACCAAAGATCAGATAAACTAAACTGTGGTGTATCTACCCAGCTTATCCATTTTCTTCCTAATGAATCAGTTGAAACTGCGGGTATTCCTTTAACTCTTATTTCTTGTATTCCATTAGCGTTTGTCTTTATAATGTAAGTATCAGCGTCAGCCAATACTTTTAAAACCTCTGTTCCGTATGCAGATACCCATCCATCAGGAGTTCGCATCAATAAGGGCATTCGTCTAACCAGTTGGTCTACATCTGTTGGTGCTACAGCTATGCCTTGATACGCGCTATTTTTTAAAACCTCTACGTTTTCTATAACACCTGTGGCTTTGTATCCTCCTGTATCTTCACCCAAGATAACTGTACCTGTTGTTAAAGGATATACTCCATTCTCATTTTCAAAAGTTGCTAAAACACTTGGAATCTTTTGCAAGCTCTCAGCAAAAACTTCATCTCCTCCAAATCTATCCGCTTGAGGAAAAGCAATTACCCAACCTACTCCTATAGCGCCTCTAGTAATTAAAGCATTCTGTATATCGGCTAATCTTCTTCTAGGAAAAGGATAACCACCTTCTCGTTCTACATCCTTTTCAGTAATATTAAGTATAGAAAAATAACCAGAAGGTTCTTTGTCTTCAACAAGAGCATCGAATGTTTTTAGTTTTAATGTTTCTAAAAATGTCCAATTCTGAACAAAAGGAATACCCAAAACAACTAAAAGTATTAGAAGTTTTAAATGTTTAATCACTTTGATTTATTGTAATTGTTTTAGTACAGTTAATACTGCAATTATAAGTAGCAGTAATGCTCTTTGGCGTACTTCCCGATTGTGTGGCATCAACATTATAATCATCGGTATAGAAATTAAGAGTCATGCTATGGTTGCCCGAACCTGTTTGAGCAATATCTGCATCGTTATTGTCAGCAGAACCACTAGCATATATCTTTGCGTAGTGTTCGCCACTTCCTGATTGGGTTATAGTAAATTCTGAATCGTCACCAAAAGCTCTTATAATTCCCTCTTTATCATCTCCTGTTTGTGTGATCTTATAAATATTATCATCACCCTGCATATAGATCGTTGCATCATTATCGTTTCCGTTTTGAATCACATCCATATCATTTGAATCATCATCAGCATCTATATAACCGAAGTTATCATTTCCGTCTTGATCTATTTTATATTCGTTTCCAGTATGATTGGCGACTTGGCTATAGGCTCTAGCTGTATTTCCTGTTCCCTCTTGATCTATATCTATTTCTGCGTTACTACAATTATGGGTATTGTAAGTACCTTCAGATAAACCACACCACCTTTTGTTCTTACTTCCACAGAGTTGTCCCCTGCATACACACAAACTACAAACAAGCTAATCAGACTGATTAATAATGATTTCATTTTCTCCACCTCCATTAACCGTAACATTAATTAATTTTCCTGCTGATAGTATTTGGATACTATAACCACTAGACTTATCCAATTCCAAATCAATCGTATTTTCTACTTGCCTAAATAGAGTTAATATTTCTCCTTCTACAAAGGTATATACTTGAGCATTAGGATCAAAATTAGGTATTATTCCTTCTAATTTTACTCCGTCTAATTCTCCGGCAGCGCCACCATCCTTGCCTCCTGCCGATAGTGTCTCTATCATTTCTAATAAGTCCTGTAAAAAGTCTACTGCCAATAAATCTATATCTAATCGTGTTACTTCCTCTTGTAATTCGTCTTTAGATAAATCACTGTCGTCGTCTAAATCATTTTCCTCTAAGAAATCAACATCAAGTACATTGGTTGAGCTTTGTGCCTGTTCCTCTATTGCTTGTTGAATCTCGTCTGGCGGGTTCACTATTAAAAGATTGTCTATAAAGTTTAAAGTCATATTCATTAAAGTAACAGGCTTTGTAGGTGGACTTTCAGACATGCTTACCATTGTAGCTTGATAAGGTTTATTTAGTATTTCTATGCCTGCCATTGTTGCTACTGTGATCTCTCCTGACGAACTTCCATCTGGATTAGGCAATAGTATTACTAAAGACCTCCCTAGTTCATCTACTGTGATAGTGAAATCTGTTCCACGAATACCGACAGTAGCACTAGGTGTTCTAATACTTATGTTTTCTCTATCTATTTTACCCAAAGCACCAGTAATAAAACGAGCAGTACCACTAGCCATACGCAGCGCTAACTTGCTATTTGATGGATTGGGATCGTAGATATATTCGTCTATTATTATCTTTGAGTGTTCTGTGAGTCTTATAATAGAATCATCAATAAATTTGACAGCAATACGCCCATTACCAGTACGAATATCATCATAAGAAAAAATATCCAATGCCAGTGTTGCAAGTAATTTATCTCCCCCTGACTGTCTAAGAACCTCTCCGTTACCACGAAGTTCTGATATTTCACCTATTTCAGAATAAGCGTTAGGTGTTACTAAAAATAGTATTAACAGCCACTTGTGCATTGGTCTATGTCTATAGTCCCATTGCTTGTGGTTGCTGTTATAACCACCACATCAGATATTCCACCAGTAGTATTGGTTTGATCTATATCTATATTATTGGTATTTCCTGTAATTATAGCAGTAATTGAATGATCTGAATTACCTGTTTGAGTAGTATCAATATCGTTAGAATCACCATCTACATTCCAATTATTGATACACCCTACAACTTCACAAGTTGCATTGATATTGTTTGAAGTTCCCGCCACCACTATATCTTGATTACCTGCTGTTGCTGTTGCTGCTGCCCCTTGTGTAAAGGCTAGAACATTAGAGTCTCCTGTTGCAGCATAATCAAAATCGGTGTTTGCTACATCACCAGTAGCTCCGAGAGCCAACGTAGTTGTATTACTATCCCCAGTATGTGTTGCTGTAAATGATGTACTATTACCTTGAGCCACAGAAGCAGCCATAGTATTTGAATCACCAACTTGATCTATGTCCACAACCATTGATGTACCAGCAAAAGTTGCTCTAGCTTGAGAAGTTCCGACCTTATTGGTGTCTCCAATTTGGTCAATATTCATTGTCAATCCTGTTCCTGACTGTGTTATATAGATGTCGTTATTTCCTGCATAAACCACAGAAAAAGCAAACATCGCAATAAAACTAATTAATTTTTTCATTATTAAACTCCCATCAATTCTAATTTTAACTGATTTCTTCATAATTAAAATCCCATAATTCTTGTTCTAGACCTTTCATGATTAAAGTATAAACTGCTTCCTCAATAGTAGCTCTAGTTGCATACCCTATTGCTTCATTCTCTGTGTAGCCTGTTTCGATCTCTACGAGCTCTGTTCCCATTTCTATAAAACGAAACACATCTCGACTAACACCTGCGCTTAATATTGTTTTACTCACCATACAGTTTATTATAACTTCACCTGTTTGCACAAGAACTGCTCTTAAAGAAACTGTAATTTCGTCTTTGCGCCATTGATTACTAGAACCTATGCCCAAATATCTAGCACCATTTCCTCCTGTTCCAATATTCGTATCATATTGTACTATTCCGCCCTCTATTAATATTCCTGCAAATAGTAAAGGCTTTAATGAGTTACCTTTCTCTCCATCATAGGTTTGTCTTGTTTGCTTTATAAGCTGTCGTTCTCTAGTTAGAGCATCTAGTGAGGAGCGTTCTACAACAACGAACCATGTGCCTTTTCCTGCGCTTCTAAGGGCATCTATAAGGTAGTTATCCGCTCCTTGTGTGACTGCGGTACTGAATAAAGCCATCTTCTGTGAACTTTTGCGTTGCCCCGTAAGGTCAACAAAGTTATAAACAGCGACCACTGCTTGTTGATTAGGGGGACTTAATTCAATTAATTTCTGGTGAGTAGGTCTAACAACCTTTGGTTCTTCAACACATTCAAGAATGTTCGCACAGCCTGAATGACCAACAGGGGCAAAACTAGCACACCCTGATAGGATAAAAGGCAATAAAGCCAATAACTTTAAATTCCACAATCGTCTGAACATATACCAAATATACCTACTGGAATAATAATCTCTGTAGTTGTACCATCTTCATCAATAACAGTTAATGTAATACTCATACCATCATTAACAAAAGTTATTGTACTTCCTTCTAACACTATGCTTCCGCCTGTGCCCCCTTTTTCTGAATCAAATAAAGATTCTGCTATATCTCTTGATAACTGACTATATACTCTGCTTTCAAGGTTTCTTAAAAATTTTGCTAAAGTAGTGTTGTCTGCTTCCCTTTCTGCTTCCTTTAATGCGTTCTCAACATCTTCTGTTATCTCATCCCTACGAGTTTTTTCTTGTTCATCTATAGTTAAGTAATGAGAGGATGTTCCTATGCCACTAAATGCTGGGCTTTTGAAGTCATGAACTATTTCATCAGATATAACATTAAAAGAGATTAATAATAAAATACTTAACCAAAAGTTATTTCTTTTTCTTTTCATTTTCTCTCATCTGCAAAACAGTATTTACTTTTTGTTGTAGTCGAATCATATCGTTATCTAGCATCCTAATTTGATCTATTAGTTTAATAAGGGTTAAGTGCATTTGTTTTATATTTGGATTAATTACATTTGTAATTGTTGCCCATACAAAGTAAACAAAATAACCTAAACCAACCATTGCTACAATGGGAAATCCAAAGTCTGCTATCAATTGTGATATTTTCATCAATCCCTTCTAGCATCTATCGTCCCATCTTCTACAAAATTTTCTGTTCTTGCTATTCTATCCAAATCTGGTGTTAATTCAAGAGCAGAACTAACACCCGTATCAAGCCTTATCATATCATTATTTATAGTCTTGACTCTAGTGATTAGACTTTCTGTGAAACCTTTTAAGGTATTGATTTGAGAAACAATACCCCCCATAATTTGCCTCATAATTATAAATATGAAAACACCTGCAATTAAAGCTCCAGCTATGGGTGCTCCAACTTCGGCAATTAAAACAAAAACATCATTCATAGGGTGTTGGGTCAAATAAGCCGTACATTATTTACGTTTTTTGCCCTTTTTAAGTTTTTTGCGATACCTCTTTGCAGCAGCTTTACCTTTTTTATTGTATGAAAACTTTTTTCCTCTGACTTTTGGCATATTATCCTCCCTTATTTATAAAGACACAATTGTTGCCCCATTTGTTGCTACTGTTAATGTTCCTAAACTGCTTGTGCCTTGTACTCCTTTTTCTGTTCCTGCATAAATATCACTCCAATTTGCCCCTGTCCATACTTGTAATTGACTGGTACTCAAGTTCCAAATAATATCTCCAGCTTGAAATTTATTATTATTTCGTTGTGTTTCATTAACTGAAAGTGTTGAATCTACGTCTACTCGATTTAAACTAAGTTCTAAAACTCTTACCAAACGATTAAACGTTTCAGGGGATATCTCTCCCATGGCTACAGGAAGTTTTGTTTCTAAAAGTTTTCCCATTAACGTTTACCATCAGGTCTGGCATCTAAACGCATGGCTCCAACCCTAAAACCTACCCCTAGTACTGTAGTATCATCATCATTGGATTGTACTCTTAATACCACTTGACGTCCTCTAACTCGAGTGTCTATCTTAGTGGTTACTGAAGTACAAGAACTGGTACTTGCTGTCGTTAAATCTTCTCCAGGATAGTTTCTTCTTTTTAACACAATTTCTGCCGTTTGTCCACTACTTCCAGTCGCTCCTGTCCCTGTAAATTTAATATCGGGAATTATTTTACTTACAAATTGAAAATCATCTCCTGCAGGATCAATATCAAAATCACTAGACTCTATAAAAACATTAGTCATGGCAGAACCATCAGCATCGTTTCCTGTTTCCTGATTATATAAATACCCTACATCAGATGTACTATAAGTGCTCATTGGATCATCAAAAATACCTTCATCAACCCAAGAGGTACGAGTTAATTGCCCAATACTCCAGACATTATCAGCATAATTAAAGACAACATAGCGGTCAATTACTGTTTCTCCTGAAGAACAATAAAACCAACCCACTTCGTCAAATTCCTTATTTAAAAAACCAAAAATTTGAAATGATTGAATTTCATTTAGATCACTAAACACATAATCTTGTACGGTACAGGGAATGTTATTTATTTGTCCTGTATAATTATAAAAGCCTTTTTTATCCATCCAATAAACACCTTTAGGGCTATTAACTGCTGCATTTGGTCCAATTAACCCCACCCCTTCATTCACTAAATTAGTTGCAAAAGTAAAGGGCTGTCCCACAAAAGTCATGGAATATAATGAGGTATCTGTCCAGACCAAGGTTTCTTGTCTGGCTCTAAATGCTCCCACAATCGAAGATCCTGCAGAAAGTCTAAATGAACCTGCTGTATTTGTAGATTTAGGCTCCCATTCAATAGCGTTTTCTTGATCACTCCAACAAATAAACATGGGATCCAAAGAACCTGTGCGTGTACTTCCCGAAATGGGGTCTGCTCCAAAACAAACGATATGCCTGTCTATATCACTGACCAAAGTAAATAAAGCTTTAGTGGGGGCTAAATTAGCATTTGTTAAAGCACTTAAAGCAGTAGCCCTGTCTGTGCCTAATGTATCAGCACTGGTATCCCAATAATAAATACCTCCTGTTCTTACATTTATAATCAAATCTTCACCAAAATTATCATGCGACCATAAACGTAAATTATTAGTGTCACTTAAAGTGGTTACACTACCCCATGTACCTGATCCCCATATACCTGCTCCCCACCCAGATGACGGAATATATGTATCTAATCCTACATTGATTTGATAACTTCCATCAACTCCAGAACCTCCGTTGCCAGAATCACTGGAATTGGCAGTTACGGTGTCCCCAGACGTGTCCTTGGCAGTGAAAGTATAAGTATTTGCACTGGGAACAGAGGCTATTTGATACTCTTGATTTAACACAGCAGCGGTGATTAAACCACCTAAAGTGACTGCACCACTAAGTGTTACAAAATCATTGACAACTGACCCATGAGAAGAATCAGTGGCAGTTATTGTAGAAGAACCATCCGTTGCAGAAAAAGTAATACTGTTTGTAGAAGTTTTTCTTATGGGAGTAATATCATTAAATGCATTCCCTTCTTGAATATAGTATTTCCAAGTTGTGCCTAAACCTAAAAATTTTGTTAAACTTAAGTCAACCCAAGCATGCAATGCTCGCCCTGTTGATTTAAAAGTATTCGTGGTATTTTTTGCCCAACCCCCAATTTTTTCAGGCAATCCCTTACGAAAACGAACTAAATTAGAATTAAACCAACCCCCTGTATTGGAATAATCAGTTCCTTCTCTATCGATTCCAGGTTTGAAAATAAGTTTTTGTAAAGGCATTTCACATCCCTGTTCTTACATTAAAGCCAACCAAATGCGGTAAACATATCCCACAGCAAATAGGCAAAGCATATCCAAAATGCTTTCTTATAGAAAACAAAATTATTGTATATTTGTTCAGATACTATTCCGTCTTTGTAAAGCTGCTTCATTCATGTTCCAAATCTCCCCTTATTTTTGTTTGGCTTTTCCAACATTCAGAGCGCAGAAATCAATCACATAATAGATTTTTCTCCACCAGCCGTCTGATTTTGGCGTACTTGTCATTGCTGCAATGGCGCTACTAATAGTAATCACCAACATCACTACAGCAAAAATATTTGCAAATGTTTGCATAATAATATCCTCCTACTAACTAAAAATAATTCCAGCCATTCCCACTACCAGAGTAATCAAAGTGGCAACAATAAAATGTTCCACCCGTTTTACCCGGTTTATGATCTCAAGCCAGCGTTCTGCACAGACCGCTTCGTGAGACTCAATCCTTGCGTTAACTTGGGCCACTGACTGTTTGCTCATGTCGCCATTTCTGGTTCCACTTCCCAACAGTTCAAATTCGTTGCCACTGTTCTCCGTTCACCTTTCCCGAAGAAAGGGTAAACCATGTGTTGCAGCCACGAGGGAAACACGAACAATCTGCCCACCTGTGGTTGCACTTCTG